CGCGTTCGCTACAAAGCCCATGTCCCTAAGAATCTCAAGGACAACGAGCGCTTCGTTCTGCCGGACGATAATATCGTCACCATAACACCGGAAATCTGGTGTGGTACCACAGTAATCGTGGGCGGCTTTACAGATAGCAGCGAAAATTAGTGTCTCAAGTGGAAATGTGAAACCGTTGCCCATGGAGCTAAACATCTGCAGGTTGTAACGTTCACCTTGGTATTGCACCGTTGGTGTACGCCCCGCTTCGAGCAGCTCCAGCCACCCCTCAGTGAGGAGGTGGCGGACAAGTTCAAAAGCTATGGTGTCACTGGCACTGCTGAGGTCGATGGTTGCTAGAGTCCCATCTATGGAACCACGTCGCGCGAGCCGTTGGTTAGGCTCTTGCTTAGTGATATCCAAACCCCACGGCTTGATACGTCGTTCCATCTCACGTCCGACGCCTCGCTGGAACATCACGTTCAGCGAAGGTTCGACCACGATGGACCGATGCGTTAAAGCCGTTTTTGCGACGAAGCCCAACTTACCGTCCCTGACTAGGGAACGGAGCTGCTTTACCTCACCAACATACTTAGTCCAGCCGGGCATCATGCCGGCTATCCTTGGTACGAGGCGAAGAAGGCTTGCACTACACTGGTACCCCGCACTTAGTTTCGTGCGGGGATTCGACTTTGCCTTTTGGACATCAGTCGTGGCACCTTTGCCAAATACTAGGTGAAGGTCCTCAACCGTTGGTGCATCTCCAAGCATTTGGTCCATTTTTCGCATAACGCCGTGGAGTACGGCTTCTACGTACGGGCGGAATTGGAATCCCCCGCGAGACCAAGCTTGGAAACACTGGTTGGTGAGTCTACACTGTTCTTCGGCTTTACAAAACTTCTCCCATGCCGACTTTTCACGGTCGACCTCTAGGGGGAGATCCTCGTACTTCGTGAGAAGCCCGAGGGCCTGCCGGATGTGGATCAGCGCATCAGCACTGTCGCTATCACGGTAGGTAAGTTCGTACTCACACAAACCCATGAAATCGCGGCGGTCAAGCATGCCACGTAAAACTTGGGCCCTTTCGTCCGAATTAACAGCTTCAAGGAGGTGAGAAGAAGCCAGCCGACACAGGATGCTAATTGCTTCTTGTTTCGGGTACCGCTTGC